ACCCGCCTGCATATCAGTGTGTAAAGCAATTTGCCCCAATATATCGGTTGTTAAGAGGTTGCCTTCCAGAGATACCTCACCACCATCACCCAGACCAGCGATATACTCTCGAAACTGGTCGGGTGAATCATGGCTGGTAACATCTATAGTATCCCGTGATTGTGATAACCCGCCGATGCTCACCATTTCCAGTAGTTTGCAATAGTTCCAGATTAAAACTGTGCCATGCGCTGAAACTGCACTCGTCATGTCTCACCTCTTATGCTAAAACTGGCTTGCCTGTAAATTTTAGCGTGCAGGATATTCGGGCAGCTCCATCATGCGGCAAGGTAAATTCATATTTCGTGCAGATTGCCGTTCCTGTAATACTTCCTGCCGAACTTGGAAATGTTATTAAACAGGTATGAGGAGTGCCTGCCTGAAAATCAGTATGTAAAGCTATCTGCCCATTGGTATCATTAGATTTATAGTTCGCCTCAAAGGATACCTCACCGCCATCCCGCAATCCTGCTATAAATTCCCTGAATTGGTTGGCAGAATTGTGACTGGTAACATCTAAAGTATCAGCACTTTCGCCGGGGCCCGAAATGCTTATCACCTCTGCTATTTCGTGAGAATTCCAACTGATTTTAGTCCCAAATGCTGAGATTGCATTACTCATAGTTTGCCTCCTGAATTTACTCTATATGCCAGATCAAATAATCGGCTGTTATCATAAACAAACCAGTGTCTGATTCATAGGAATCTGTCTCATTGTCATAAAATACCGCCTGCACAGTTACCTCATCCATCAAACCTGTATAGCCATCTAAAATTGTTTGTAGTGCTGTGGCTATAGTTTTAGCCATACTATAGGTTGTTGAGAATATCGCTAACTGAAAGCGTGGATGTGCTAATCCTGAACTACCGTCATGCGAATGTTCTCTGATTGCTGATACTTTGGTTACCACAATATAAGGCGCTTGAGTATCCTGATCCGCTCTCACAAAGTAAATCCGCTCGCCAACATGTTGTGTTAAATCAGTTTGCGATAACAGGAATGTCATTAAACCCTGCTCGATTAACATTAAACTGCATCCTCGATTTTATGTTTTAACTCACTCTTTATGTTATCCATAACCTGTCTCTGGCATTCATCCACCGCCGGGCGGAAAAAGGGATGCGCTGGAGCTCGCGAAGTCCCAAACTCGACCAAATGAGCATGAGGCGCTATTTTACGGTCAATACCTGCAATAGCAATAGCAGGGTATGCAGCATTTTCAGGCATGAGCTTGGCTATCGGTGAACGCTTAAGATTGCCCGTCGGCCCCAATGGAGCTTTATCCCGAATTCTGTCTCTAATAATCTCCGCCTGTTTAATCAAGATTTCACCTGTTTGCTCTTTATCGACAGATTTGGTTATCTTCTCTATATTAGCTTCAAGTTTATCAAGCCCTTCGATTTTTACCTCGTTATTCAATCCAAGCTCTCCGTATAATAAATATGCAGTTCCCGTTTTGATTCCTGCGGTTGCACAATTGAAACTATGTTCAAATAGCGGTTGCCATATTTAATTCTCATGGTCGGCAAAAGGCCTTCCAGATAACGAATCTTAACCACGCCATCGACAGTAGCGTTTAGCTGTTTTGCCTGAAAATACGCATTCCCCGTAGCAGGTAGAATTTCAGCCCACACAGTCGCCCAATCATCATAATCAGTAACCCATTCATTGAATGAGTTTTTAGATTTGACCTGATTCTGTATAGTGATTCTGTGTTTGAGTTTGCCTGCGTTCATAATACTCTATCCAACCATAATAGAGATTCAACCGCCATCGGTATCTCTTTCGGCATAGCTCCCGATGTGGTTATTGCCTCTCTGTTTTCATACCAGTGGCCAATCAATAACAAAATAGCCTGTTTTACCTTCTGGCTAACATCGGCAGCCGAAGTTTCGCCAGCCACATAGGTTATACAGATACCATTGTGAGGTCGCAAGGTAGCAGATGGCCAGCTACAGCCATAATTCAGACACAACCGCCCAGGCTCACTTTCAGCATCGGTGTAATAATCAGTAAAAGTGAATTCCGTATCATCAGTGCCATAATATTTGACCGATGTTATCGATGCCAATGGCGGTCGAGGCAGTTCGATGTAATTTCTTGACGGCCAGTAATCTAACCACAGTTCCCAAGTTTGAGTGAGGTATGCCCGATTCTGAAAACCCTCACAGTATTCTCGGGCAACCTTAATCAGCCCGTTCAGTAAATCATCCTCTACTGTGCTGGATGTATTTTTGATAATATCTACCGAAAACTCACAGGCTGCCGTTGCCACAGTTGCCACTGCCCGCAAATAAGCCCGTGTGCCTGTGTATTCCAGTTCGTAAACGGCGTTATCATTGGCAGCATTCACAGGCGTGAAAGCTCCATCCTCAACATCTGTCCACGTAGTCTTATCCTCTGAATCCTGTAATTTGACGGTTACAGTTCCGCCTGAACAGTTACCAGCATTGAGGTTTACCAGCACTTGATAACCTGCAACCGCCACGGCTGCACCTGCCAATGAATAGTTAGCTGCGACTCCATGACTGCCAGGTGCTATGCTTTGCTCTGTAATGATATCCTCTGCATAGCTATCCGAATCTATCCGTAGATGCAGTTTCGCCTCAGCAAGACTAATAGGCTCAATTATCGGAGCTGTTTTGAGTTTGAGAGCCATAATTCACTCCTATGGTAACAAATCTGTTTTGGCCTTGATCGCCTTCAAAAGAGCAATAATACTGTCGCCCGCAATCGTGTCTGTTTTATTGCCGATGACATCCCTGATACTCACGTTATCAGTAGAATCTACTTCGGGCACGACAATATCAGCAAGCTGTGTATAATCTGGCAGGAAGGGAATACCACCAAGAATGTTAGCCGATGCCTCAATCCAGTTAGTACCATCCCGTGTGATAAAGACTTTTTGAGTATTAGTCTCGTAGCAAATTGTGGGTAATGCCACGCCCGTGGGCTTAGTATCAGTGGAAAGCCCATAGTATAGATAACTTGAAACTTTAGTATATGCAGCCATGATTAGCCTCCTGTCTTAAATTCCACATCCCGCCCGATCTTATCTTCGACTTTTTGTTTGGGCGCTGGCTTGCCACATACACAGCATACCAATACCCCATCGACCACCTTGTAGTATTTGCATTTGCAGATGATCTTCTTGTCTGTAACGCTTTCCGTTTTACTCATACTTGTTACATCCTTGTTACAGTCTGTTACAGTTTGCTTTTGCTTTTGTCTGTAACGCCGTACACGTTCACGAGTTGCTTTTCGTTTTTTTTCTTCTTTATTTTCAAACATAACTCACTCCTTTGCCCTCCTTTAAATGAGCCCTGCCGGGGGAAAAGGAGGAAACCCCCGGCAGGACACTTTCAGGAAACTGAAAGCCTATTATGGTGCGGCAAAAGTTATAGCGCCACTTGCCTTGAGTGTGCCGTCAGGCAATACCAGTATCAGGTAAAAGGTCTTGGTGCCAGTCTCGGTGATATTGATATCAACAAGACCGTTAGATTCCGATACTAACTGTGCAGCTTTATCAGCTACCACTGGAATTAATAATCCGTTGGTAGCTATTGCCCAGCCTCCAGATGGCGCTGTCGCCACTATACTATCGCCATTAGCGTCATCTGATAGATAGGCAAATACACTTGCCCGCACATCCAGATTAGCGTTGGCAGCATCTTTTAGCTGGACAGTAACCTTGATTATATCGTTAGATTCCGCTCCAACTGCTATTGTTGATTTAGCAGCCGATGGAGACTTTTTGCTGACGGGACTGGGGTGCACATGGTCAATCGGTGCAGCGGTCGCCAGTACGCCCAATACAGCCGTAGTGTCAATGCCGATAGATGCCATATTAGCAGCACTAATATCCAGTTCACAGCCTGCCGCAGCCACAGCCGCTGACCATGTCGGCGATGCCTGTGTGCCTGTGTTGTGATAAAGAGTTTTATTGTCAGTATCAATCAGTAGGTCGCCTGGCTCGGCTAATCCTGCCAGAGTAACTCCATTGCTCGGCGTTCCCGCATAGCTCCAAACCCTTCTTGTTCTCGGTATCATGTATCCCATTGTTTGTTTACCTCCTGAAAATTAGTCGGGGGAGAGGCTATGATGGCGACTCCCCCGCCGTAGATTCGACTAATTACACGCCTGTGATCTTACAAAAAGCTGTCTCACGATAATGCACCATGCAACATCGCATAGTGGCCTTGATAGCAAATTTACCTTTCACAAAGTAATCGCTATATCCGCTGGACATTTCGACCTTCATGCCTCTCTTAACCCACAAAGCCGAATGTTGCTGATAGTCGCCTGTTATCATGGTATTTTCCACGACAGCGGTGCTAACGCATACAGGAACGCCCCAGATGCTATCCCGCCCTGCTTCCTGCGGACTGCCGAAGATGTAGATGCCATCAGCAGTCCTGAGTAACCGTACAGCCTGCCAGTCTGTGGGATTGGCAAACAGCACAGTCGGCTCGGCAAAACCAGTATGCCTTACCAGCACAAATGCCTTATAAATGGCATCGGGAAGCGGATCCGTGCCAAGAGCCTGAGTCTGGATTGCAGCAAGGTCAAGTGTGCCTTTCAAGTTAGGAGTAGTGCCATCTCCATTGAGTATTTGAGACTCCAGCCTTGCCCTTACCATGTACTCAAGTCTGGCGTTAAGGTATGCCTCAACAGCAGGCACATCCTCAAGTTGCTCTTCTGATACAGGAATAAACGTGCCAATTTTTTCCACAGGTAGAGAAGTTTCGGTTAATGCCAGCGCAGCTTCACCAACTGCATCACCTTCAGCAGCTTCCGCAGCATTGTTGGTGAATGTAGTTTCCAGCATATATTTGATGGTGTCCTGTGCGGTTGGCAGTACGGGGATATAGTCAACGATGCTTAATTTCCTGACAGGGTATTCGCTGACAACGCCAGTCCGCAATGACTCAGGATCCCAACCAGCACTACGCTCAAATAGTGTTTTTACCTCAATATCAATGTCAGCAGGTATGCCGTGCTGTTTGGCTGCCTTGCTCTCCATGATGAGAGTGCCGATTGATTTGCGCTGTGCCCCAGGTTCAGGTCGAGGCAGTGATTTAACCTCATCATCTACCTGTCTTCGGGATTCGGCGATTTTGCGAAGTTCCTCATAATCTGCCTTCAGATCAGTCAATTCGGCATTGAGTGCCTGTAGCTTCTCAACCTTCGCTTTGGTGTCCATGTCGCCGAAGACCTTGACCTTTGTAAAATCAAGGTCAGCCCCCGCCTCCTCATAGGCCTGATGTCCGATTTTCTGTTTGGCTGCAATTTCCTCTTGCAGCTCTTTTAGTGATTTAGTACTTTTCAATTTAGTTTACCTCCAAAAGTTGATTTTCGATTTTCAAAAATTCCAGTAACGCCCGTTGTGCCTTCTCTTTGTTTATATCGGTATCAGCCAGAAGCCCTTTCAAATCCTCTGCAACCGCACTTAGAGCATTGAGAAGGTTGTTTATCCGTTCCCGATTGGCAGATGATAGTACACGACCTTCCTTACGTCTCAAATCAGCAAGCGATTGGAAACGTAGATTGATGTCGTTGATGGCAGCCAGCGCCATCTCGTACTCATCATCTAAAGAGGAACGGAATTCAGGCGGTTCTTTATCAAATTCAGCATAATGCTTAGCTAAATGATTATATACTCCCTTTCGATCAGCGGCAGGTATATCAACGCCTCCTCTGCCACCCATTAGCGCCACCATAGCGGCAGCCACAGCCCGCCAGACTACAGGATGTTCACCGCTCGCTCGATGATGAGGCAGTTTGTAAGCCGTCTTGAGGTCTCGATTCTCAGAATCTACCCAAGCGCACATAACAGCAAGGTCATCAACATCGGCAGCAGCTACTTCTTTAGCCCCATCCCATTCTGCGCTTTCTGGCGCTTTTGGCGTTCCATTAGGATGCGCCTGATTGTAACTGATAGCACCTTTCAAATTCAGGGATTTAATTGCCAGAATGCGCGTGTCAATTCCAGCGCCTCTTAAGACCTGAGAAGCCTCGAATACATCCAATTTTTTTAAGAGTCTCACCTTCTGCCCTTCCCATTCGCCCTCTGGAGCCTCCAGTGGTATAAAACCATAACTCCATTCCTGAAGTTCAGGTGCAAATTTAGCCGTCTCGTAATGGTCTCGCCCCGTAGTAGTGTTCAGGTTAAATTCGCCCTTAATGATGACTCTATCACCAGCTTCGTGGATAACCGCCTTGCCCACAGGCAGTCCGCCATTCCAGCTTCCATGTTGATAGGCTGAAATTAAGATGGTTTTGCCATCAGGAAATGCCCCAGGTAGAGTTACATCGCCGTCTTTATCAACAACATTCAGGGTAGCGATGACCGCCTCAAAAGTGCCTTCCTTTTCGGCTTTCAGTTCTATTCCAGAGAATGATTTTCGTTGAATATTCATATTAGCCTCCGATTTGTTACGATTTCGCCATTGCTGGTAGCAGATAGCAGCCCGTTGCCCTTGCTCATATTCCTGCATAATCTCGTCGCTCATGCAGCGTTGTATAAATTCATCTTGATTTTCTGATTCTGTTGGCTTCGGTATCGGCATATTTCACCTCAATAAAAAAGCCCGCATTTCTGCGAGCTTCTATCAATCAAATATTCAAATCTCAAAGCGAAGGTGTAATCATACAACAACAGCCCTCATGGATCGGTGGATGTGATTTAGGCTCTAACCCACCTGCGCCAAACCGCCCTTCCGTACCCACAATCTGTCCGTCTAATTCCTGACAGAGCGGGCAGGAAGTACCACCTTGCGCTACCCACATTAGTTTCATTATACCCGCAGTTACAAAAACCGCTTTAGCTATGGCATTACTACAGGCAATTGATTCATTCGCGGCTATTTTGCCCGGGCGCTTTTCTTCCCATTCATCTAACCGATCTACCACTGCCTTTGCAGCATCTTCATTGACATTGGTGATTTGCTGGAGCTGTCCTTTTGATGACCAAACATAATCACGAGCAAATATATCAGCGTATTTTCTCACAAAACTTGTCATATCAGGCAGTTTATCAGTTGTGGCCTGTACTTCAGCTGCTGCCAATGGCATAATGGCGTCAATATATTCCTGCACGGGCCCCGAAATAGTCTTTTTGATGTAAGCCGAAAATTCCTCATAGAATGTGTCCAGCCACTTCTGAAAATCAACAACCGCTTTCTGCTTCAGATGCTCGTCAATTCCCTTCAAGATGCCAGCCTTCTCTTTTTGTACTATTTTGCGACCTGCATCTTCAAATAATTTACTCATGCGTTGAGCAACATTGTGCCGGGCGGCGGCTCCCTGTTTAGCTGCCTTTATTCCACTTTTCCCTTGATTTGCTGTAGGTTCAACTGGACTGCTACCCATAGGATACATATTCAATGGCATAAAATAATCCTCGCCACCAGGGATTGGATTAAGATTCTCGAGTTCCCGTATGTCGTTTGCCGATAGCCAGCCCCATTGCCTACCAGTAGCATATGACTGATAACGTGATACAGTGTCGCCTCTCAACAGGCCATCAACGAGAAACTCGGCGAAGTAATCTTGCTGATTAGGCAATATCAGTTTCGTATTGATAGCCTGCTCCCACCGCACTAACCACGGCCGCATCGTATAAATTACAAACTCCAGAGATTGTTGCTCTATATTACTGAAAGTCGCCCGCTCGAGGTCGCCTATCATGTGTGGCGGAATATGAAAGAATGATGCTATCTCATTGCGCTGAAATTTCCGTGTCTCTAAAAATTGCGCATCTTCTGGCGGAATACCGATTTTAGTGATGTCCATACCTTCTTCCAGGATGGCTATTTTATGGGCATTACTCAATCCCTGATGAGCCTCTTCCCAGGACTTCTTCAATCTCTCCGCTGCCTCATTAGTAAGTTTTGCAGGATGCTTTAATGCCAGCCCTGGCTGCGCATTATTGCCGAAAAACCTTGCGCCAAATTCCTCAGTTGCCATTGCCAACCCAATGGCTTCTCTGGCCATGTGAATCGGTGAGTAACCTATTAAACCATCAAATCCAAGTCCCGGAATGTGCAACACCTGATACGATGGCAATTCTACCGTTTGCCCTTGCCCTAATAACGTGTAACGGTAAACGATTTTGTTATCAACCCGTTTGACCTGCACCATATCAGGGCGCATTGGCCAGATAGCCAGTGGTGTAGTGTAATCCTGCCAGTCTATTAATGCATAGGCATTGCCCCAAGTAACCAGATGCGCCATCAAGGTCTCACGAAATGTGAACGATGTCATTTCGGGATTAGGTTGAATGTGCAGTAGATTATAGAGTGGATGATCAACCGCTCGTTCCTTACCTTTGGGCAACCGCCTATAGAGAATCAACGGTAACGATGCCAGTGTCTCCGATAGAATCCGCACGCACGCCCAGACAGCTACAGAATGTAATGCGGAATCTTCAGTAACGCTCACTCCAGTTCGACTGGGATGTTCAAATCCATGCAACTCCTGCCCTGGAAGTCTATTAACCGTGAACCCCTTATAGGCTGCTTTTAATCTGGTAGCTAATGACATATCATCTCCTAAAGAGTGATAATTCCTCTATCCTCATATACTGATTTTTCTGGTTGCGCATGGCGTGTCGCTCTATCTATTGCCATTATCATCGCCACACAACCATCGATTTTCTGCGTAGATTTTGCCTTGTCTGGTTTTAGGTTCCCCGCTGGGTCCTGGTTTACTACCAAGTTATCCACATTCCAACGCAATACAGGATGCCCACCATGCCTGATTTTCTTACCTAAAACTAAATTCATCAGTTCTTTAGTCGGAGGACTCATGGAAGCGAAACCCTGTCCGAAGGGAATCATCACAAAATCATCGTCTATCAATTCCTGAGATAGCTTGGTCGCCCCCCAACGGTCGAAGGCTATCTCCCGAATATCGTATTGCTCTCGCAATTCCCGCAATTCTTGGTGAATGAATTTATAATCAATTACATTTCCTGGAGTTAGCTTGATAAATCCCTGCTTGCTCCAAGTCGTATACGGGACCCTGTCCTTGCGTTCCTTTTCCCGTGCTGTATCACCTGGAATCCAGAATCGCATTATCACATCATAGCTGCCATCATCGGCAGGAAATACCAGACTGAGAGCCGTCAGGTCGGTTGTGGCTGACAGGTCGAGCCCCGCATAACAGGGTTTCCCCGTCAAATCATCTCGTAATGGCTCATTGCAGGCATCCCATGATTCCATTGACAGCCATCGCTCCGCCGAGTTAACCCACTGGTTCAGATACAGCCTCCTGAATGTCATCTCCAAAGCAGGCACTTGCTGCGCTCTCTCACATAATATCCGCATCTCGTCGATATTGCGGAATGTGCCCAATGCAGGATTAGCCTGCCTCCAAACATTCTCATCTGTCCAGTCAGCATCCTCTGGCGCTGAGTAGATCACAGGTAAAAAGGTCTTATCCTGTATAATTCCATCCCTAACTTTACAGGCATAATCGTGCAATTCCCAGCATATTGAGTTACGATCGTAACCCGCCGTAG